TCGTCATCATCATCTTCGTCTTCGTGTGCAGCTTCTTTGACAGTCTTCATTTTTTTGTCGCCATCTGTCTTGTCAGCGTCACGCTTTGATTCACCACCACTTTGAGGTTCTTGTACATCTGTACCAGCAGTAACTACTTCCTTTTCACCATCACCAGAACCTTTTGGGGATGTGGCCTGTGTTGCACCATTGTGTACAGAAGGATCGGCAGTCGGATGAGGCTCTGTCTCAGTTGTATGAGCATCAGCAAAATCTTGCTCACCTTTTGAGCGAGGCTTTAGTGTTTTTGTCTCATCATTATCTTTCTTAACAGGCGTCAAATCTGCTGCGCTTGCTTCAAGAAATGTTTTAAACTTCTGAATCTTGGACATCGGTTTCCCCTTGGTCTGTATCTTGAGCAGACATAAACTGTGATGCTACTTCTACTCTTTTCAATTCGATAGCATCTGCTACTTTGCTAGACATAATATCATGAATAGCATCTTTAAACTTTGCTGAGTTTCCATCAAAAGCAAAATCAATAGCATCTCGTGTTGTGTAGTCTGACATTATTTTCTCCTGTTATCTATTTATAAAATAAAGCAACTGAATTTTACATAAATTCATCTGCATCAGCATCTGCGCCGCCACCTTCATCATCAATCTCTTGACCGATAGTCTCAATCTCTTCTTCAGTCTGTCGCAGGACATTCTTTTGAATCCAAAGAGTAGAGAAGTACTTACCAGTATATTGATCAACATCAGCAAGAAGACGCAATCTATTTTCAAGAATTTCACTGTCTTTTAATTCAGCAAAATGATTGTCTTCCATAAAGTCATAGCGAATCTTATCCTGCATTTCATTCCACTCAGCGGCTGTAATTATACCCTTAAGTAGAAGCTGTTTTTCAAGTAGAGTATGAAAGATTTCTGAAAAACGAGTACGCAAGCGATTTACAAAACGAGAGAATTTTAACTCATCTCTTGTAATTTCTGATGCACGACCAAGATTGAAAGCGCCATCTGCTTGAAGTCTAGTAGTAGGAACATTCAGTGCTTCGTATAGTTTGTTTTTAAAATAGTTGACATCTTCCATCTCACCAAGGTTCTGACCGCCTGGAAGTGTAGTAATCTCTGTACCTCTACCACCTTCTCTACGAGGCAGCCAATAGTCTTCAAGCATTGTAAGAAACTTACGATCATCTCTTACTTCACCAGTATTTGCGTCATACACAAGTTTGTTCTTATGCTTGACCATCATGTCGCGCAGATATTGTTCTGCTTTTGCTTTAGGTAAGTTACCAACGTCAATATAGAAAATTCTACGCTCTGGCGCACGAGCCAAGCGATAAATCACAGTTGCATCTTCTAGCATACGCAACTGATTCAACGGTTTCATTGCTTTATGGAGATACGATAGAACTGTATAGTTTTTCTGATCTAAAAGTCCACTGTGACAGTATGCAATCGAATCTGGTGAAATCTTAAGACCTTCGCCCTCAGAAGTAATGCCCTTTGATTGATATACAAAGAACTCATCGTACTTTTTAATGAGATTTTCTTCGTTTAATCTTCGGCCGGGATCGCGCTTTTCTTTACGAACTTTTTTGATTTTGCGCGGATCGATATGTCTTAGTTCTTTGATACCCTGTCTAGGATTCTTCACGTCAATTACAATATGATAGTAAAGTCTACCATCCACATACCAATTACGGAAGATGTCATATCCTCTGTAGTTGAATTTCATTAACTTGATAATATATTCAAATTCATCACGAATCTTTTTCTTGATTGATTCCGGTTGATCAATATCATCAAGTACAATTTCTAGTGGAGATTGATTATTGTCACTTACAATAGCTTCGTTTACAATATCATCAACCGCTCTTTCAGCTTCTGCTTGTTGAGCCATCTCACGATATTTTGTAATAAGTTGTGCTTCGTTTTTTACTGTATTTTCTAAGTCTACGGTCGTACCAAATGCACCACCTTCAGCAACTGTGACGCTTCCATCATCCTGTGCTGGTGGTACAAATGATGGTAAATTTTCGACTTTCTTATCGTCATCATCTTTACCAATCTTAAAACCGAATAGATTTACTGCCATGTTATATCCTCAATGAAAAATGGGGGATGTCCTTATACTATTTATAGACACCCCCACCATAACTAAAAACGGATTTTAGATGCCGCCGGCGTTACCAGTAACGCCACCAGAAACTTCCCAATAGTCATACTGGAAAGTGACAGTATATTCTTGGATACCTTCAGTTTCCCATGCAAGATCGATAGTACTGACTTCTGTTGGGAATACACCAACAAAGTTGTACTCTCTAAGCACTTCACCTGTTTGTGAATACTGAATGACTTGAGCGTTTGCTTTATACAAAGCAGGCGCAGAACCACCAGTTGTTCTTAGGTTTCCTTGGAAAGAGTTAATACCATTAGACCACTGTTCCATCGCATTGCGAATTGCAAAGTCTTCGTCGTTGATAATGGTAGGTGCCCATTCTGCAAAAGTTCTGTTACCAGCAACTTTGATGGTACGGCCAAAGTAAGGAACTTCGACTACACCCAAAGTAGCTGCTGGAATCTGAACGGCTTTACAGAGAAAAGGAACCTGTACATCAGCAACACCATTAATCGGATTCGTGATTTGTACTTGGAACAGTGAACTTCTGGCACCACCGCTTGTGAGTGCGCCTGAAAATTCGTTTACATTAAAAGCCATTGTCTTTTCTCCTGTTTACCTTTATTTATGTTGCTCTACCAACGATTTCTGAAAATTCAACGCCGGTTCTTACAGCAACAAAGTTCAACTGGATAAAGTTGATTGAACGCGCTGGTTTGACATAAATGTCACCAACGAATTCGTTATTATCAATAACTTGGCCAGTATTGTTTGTTCCATCACAGACAACTTGGAAGTCTGTGATACCACGACGACCTTGTACATCTCTTAGGAATGGTTCAACTAGGTTCTTAAACTGTGAGCGTGTGAACTCATCGTTGAACTCAAAGAGTGTAAACTTGGAAGCTGTGCTAATTGCTTTCTCAAGAACAATGAACAATCTACGAACATTGATCCTATCAAAAGCACTTGGTTGATCAAGCATTGTCTTATCACCAAACAATACAGTACCTTGGCCTGGGAATGTTACAACAGGATTAACACCCTTCTTGTAAAGTTCATCCCGATCAGCCTTGCTAGGATTGTAAGCAAGTTTGATAACATTCTTGACATTACCACGATTGAAACCAGCAGGCGAGAACCAAGGATCACGGGTCAGATCAGTCTGAACCATTAGACCTGCGGTGTCACCATTAAGTGGTACATAGCGGTATACATCGTTGTACTTGTCATATTGATACTTCCAACCTGTATCCATGACTGCGTAAGAGGAAGATGGTAGGGTATCTCTAAATGCGAGAATATCATCCTTCTCTTTACCAGCATAGGAATCGTTGCTGACAACATCTGCTCTTTCTGGTGAAATGACTGCTACACAATCTTTTCTATGTTCAGCAATATTGTTGATCAAGTGAATAGCTACAGTAGAACTTGAGCCTGAACCAAGAACTAGTGAAACATCGACTGTATCAGAATCTTTGAACTTGTCGTATGCAGTGATGTAAGCAGCGTCTGAAGCAGAACCATCCTTACCTTTAGTCATACTATTTGTTACAGGTAGATCATTGCCTGGGAAATTCGTACCAGAAGCCGCAGCACCAGAATTGGTTAGATCGGCTCTTGTACCAGCTTTTGTTAAACTGCTATTATGTGCGCCCCAGAATACCCAATTCGATTGATCGTTCATTTTGTCTTTATAAAATAGTGTGTCGCCTTGTGGACCTTTAGCATCTGGAGCCATTGAAAGGTTTTCATACTTTTCAATAACTGAACCAGAAGCACCAGTAATTACACCATCCTCATCAATAACTGCGATATGAATTGCATCACCCTGAGAGTTGACAGAGTTAGCATATGCTGTTGTTGTAGGCGCACGATCAAAGTTGTTAAAGTACTCCCATCTGCGAGTAAGGGATGGAGCATAGTTAGAAACTGTGTTACCCTGATACTTCGTTGATAGAGTGATTGTGTTACCAGAAAGCGCAGCAACTCTTCTCTGATCCCTATCGGGCCCCAGAAGCAAGATATCACCAACAACAAAAGCTGTCTCAGTGTTTGATGCACCTTGACCATCACCAGCTAGTGTGACAGTTGCTGATTCTCTTGTTGCATAGTAGTTAGTTGCTACTGTGCTTTCAAATGCATTTGCGTTATGACATGCAGATACTTTTAGCGAGTTACCAAGATCGCCCGGATATCTTGCTACCCAATCTCCATGTCCACTTGAATGTGCGTAAGTTTCTTCATAGTAATCTTCATTACTAATATAAGCACCAGTGCCGCCTGTTGTAGCATTATTCGCACCAGTAACAGCGCGTGTTACAATTAGCGAATTACCATACGCTAGGAAGTTAGCAGCCGTAAAAAAGTCGTCAGCGGTATTTGCATTAGGTTTGTTGAAGACAGATACTAGGTTGTCTTCACTGCTAATTGTAACTCTCTGATCGACAGGACCCCACTTGAAGTGGCCAGCGATGGCACCAGTAGTGGTAGATACGGCAGGCACCACCGTTGTGAGATCAATCTCACTAACATTTACGCCAGGTGATACTTGAAAAGCCATTTGTTCATCTCCTTCTTAAGAATATTCAAAATAATCTTGATTTACTCAATATTTATAAAAATGAGTGTTTAGAACCAATTGTCGCGGTTTATTGAGTTGATATAGTCTGATATGTCCTCAGGTCCATTCAATATTCCGTCTTCTGGTTGTCCATCATCGATTAATCCGAACGGCAGTTGTTCATCTTCAAGCATTCTTATTTTGTCTTCATACATTTTCTGTCTAATATCAACGTCTGTAACATCTCTGAAATAAGTCTGTCTTACCAACCAAGAGAATAGAAGACAAGTCATCACCAAGTCATCGTGAGTACCTTCTTCTGCTTCGTAAGAGTTCCCTTTTCCGATAAAACTAGCAAGTTCAGAAATTACATCAAAATCTTCAATGATAAGTTTATCATTCTCAATCAAGTCTTTTAGATTTGATGCACCAATTCTTTTCACCTGTTTGGTAGTACGAACACCAAACTGAGAGTTTCCAGAAAATCCACCACTTACCTGTTGACCTGCACGGCCCTTTATCGA